CTAGATTTTCTTAACAAACTTCTTGTTTGCAGTTAGAAAATAACCGCTTTTTGTTTTTAAGCGAGGTGTTCCACCCTTTGTTTTCGCCATTCCGGCGATAGTGAAAATAGTCCCCGGAGGATATGTCCCGCCTGTTTTATGACTTGCTGTAAAGTCTACGGAATTGTATAAGTCGCACTGTACCAACGTTTTGATTTTTCCGGGGTTTTCGGTGTAGTAAGTGTTATTACTAGCAGGCGTATGAGGTTTCCCAGCTTTCAATTTAGCTAATAAAGTCGTGTTTTGTGAAGCTGTTCCAGAATAATTTTTAATACCATATTTAGCAGCAAGTTTTTTACGATTCGCAAAGCTGGAATCTAGTTTATTCATATTCATGTAATCAACTAATCCCAAGCTGCTATTACTTTGCGTATTTGGCTTAGCTGGAACATTTGCACTAGCCCCTTTACCAAAAGTATCTGTTCCATAGCCTTTGTATTCAAATTGCAAGTGCGGATTGTCAACAAAACCGTCCCAATCACCACCCCAAGTGAATCCTAATGCTTTCGCTTTTGCAATAAATTTTTTCGCATTTGCTGAGCGATAACCACCCCAATTAACAGTTTTACCTTTCGCCATGACGAAATCTAGCGCTTGTCCTACTAAATGATAAGAACGCATTGTTTGAGACGCTCCGCTCGCGACATTAGCGGATTGTTGCTCTTTCGTTCTAATTGTTTCGTAGATTAATACTTCAATGCCGCTATTTTCCGCCCAGTCGAGAAGTTTTCTCGCCGCCACTTTGGTGTTATCCGCTAATTTATTTACATTTGCTAAACTTCTACTATAATAATAACTTGTCATTATTTATCATCCTTTCGTGGTTCTGTATATTCTTGCGCTTGAGCGCTGTCCTTGCTACCCGCAGTCGTAGGGTCAATAATTAAACCCCATGCCGCAAATACACCAGTAATAACTGTAATCAGTTGTTTTAACAACTCGTTATAATCCCATGTCACGTTAAAAACAAGCAACACAGCTTGAATAATAAAGAAAACCGCTGCTATCATCGCAATCACCCATGTTTTGTTTTTGAATCGTACTTTCCAGTTAATTTTCATTATTTTTCCTCCTTCTCAGTTTTCGCTATATACTTCCAAATTGCTTTATCCTCCCGCTTCAATAAAGCGATTTCTTTATCATGATCGTTTTGCTTCTCTCTTAAGCTGATGCGGTCTTTTTTGCTTTCTGACATTTCTTCTCTCAGACTATTTAATGTAATGTCAAGCGAATCAATCATGTTTCTCAAAGGTGCGACTAGCGCCCACCTAATCACAAAACCCACAATAGCGGCTATTAGGCTGATTAACGCTATTAACTCGCCTACGCTCATCCCTGCTATTGATATACTCCCCAGTGCCAATTTTCATCATCCCATCTGTTTTTGACATAAAAAAAGCCTATTCGGCTTCAATCTAAAATATAAAATAATTGATTTAACGCGAAATACGTAATACTTGTATCCGCAGGTATAAATCCCATCGCGTTACTAGATGATGCATGCACTCGGCCGCCGCTTGACTTGTTTGTCGGTGCATAAGCCATCGCTGTTTTTGTTGTTTGAACTTCAAAAGGAACAGACGCAAAAGCGTTATTTGTAGAGGTCCATGCGGTTGATTTTTGTACTTGTCCTCTGAAAAAGGCGATTCTAATACCGAAGATGCAAATAATTCTAAATTGAGGAGTATTCCCTTCCGCTGTTGAATATCCAGAGTTTAATATTAAATCTTGCCATGGTGTTGTATAAAACGAATCTGCATCAATAGAAAGCTTAATGTTTCCACTCTCATTAAACTGTAGAGATTTCCCGGTCAAAATAGAGCTTCCTAAACTACTCTCTCCATTTGCATCAATTAGTTTTTGAGCTACTTTATATCCTCCCAACGTGCTTGTGATGCTCTCTAAAACTGTTGAGCCGATACCTGTAGGCAAATAGGAAGTTGAATTGAACCCGTCATCGTTCATTTTCACAACACCTGTGTATAGGTTATCATCACTATCTTTGTAATTTATATTATGAATAAATTCAGTACCTGTGATACTTCCGCTTTTGACGTCTCCGAGTTCTGCCGTAATAGCTGAAAGTTTGCCTATCCTTAGAGCATTATAATCCAAGGGCAACTCTTCCCAACTTTCTCCATTGAAAGAGAAAACACCGATTATCGTTTTAGTGATTTCATCTATTTTAAACCAAGTGTCTCCTTTTAGTGGCTTACTTGGCTGTGCTTTATCAAAAACTGGTTTATGATTAGTACTTGATTCTACTAATGCGTTATTAGCAGTCGTTATCGCTTCATCTATTTTTTGACTAGTTTCCGGGTCAGCCTCTTTGATATTCAATGTTTGACTGACCCATTTTTCTCCATCCCATCTTCGTAGCACATTGGGTGAGGCACTACTATCCATCCACAATAAGTCGGTGGTTGGGTTTAACGGCGCTTCACCAGCTACTATTGCATCATTAATATCCGTTAGTGTTATTTCTGCAGCTGCTCTAATTGTCATCATCCATCATCCTTTCTTCGGGCATAACATAAATTCGGTTATATCTTTTACCTCCATCACCTTGCCCTAAATTTAATTGCATCATTCTCTTTCCATTTGCATCAAGAAATGGATAAGCCCCTTCGCACTCATTAGTTGAGCCTTGTGCAGGATAGTATTTTTGTTGAAAAACATGATGATAAACTAAACTATTGCTTACCATATTCCAGCACCAAAGTTGGTTTTTATCAGTGCCTGTAAAACTCCCTCCTGCTGACAAATACGCATATGGAAACATTACATGCATTCCTTGCAATGTATATAAAGTAGTTGTAAATCCGCAATCTTTTGTCCGAAATGTATACAGAGGGGCTATTCTCCCGGCAAATAAATCAGACTTTTTACAAACATTAATTGTTAAATTTGAAACGCCTGGACTCATAACTACGTATTCGCTTGTTTGGTCGTATGTCACGCGGAATCCGTCAGGTGCTTCAAGTTTAAATGCCATTGAGTCGTCATAAAACTGTTCTTTGAAAGGGACATATTTAAACATTGCTATCGCCTTCTCTGCCTGTGGCAATGGTGTTACATAATAAGACCAGATATGTGCTTCACCGGACGAAGTGTCCACACCAAACATTGTTCCATGTCCTCCACCGAGAACCCACATCATATCGACAAAAGTACCATCGAGTGTAGTTCTATAAATGTTATAAGATTGTTGCCCACCGACTTTACTTTTTTTACTTCCGTAATATTCTTGTGACCAGTAAATATAGCCATTTTGCACATCTATTTGCGCACATTGCATAACCGATAAATTCACTTCTACCCCCGCGGGAAATTCACGTGGCAGTTCTGCAAACAGGTAACCTTGCCCTTCATTAATCATAAGAATACTAGCTTCACTTCCTTGATTAACCGAGCATCTAATAGTTGCATTGATAAAAACGTCTTCTCCAGAGATATTAACAACATTACCAGCTCCTGCATGTTCATTTTCCCAAGCTAAATCATGTGTACCGTCATTGTTTATTTTCTCCCAGATAAAATCGCCACGTTCTATGTTGGTCGTAATATTTAGTTTCCCATCATATACTCTTGCAATGAGTTGTGTTGTTCCAGCATTATTTTTAAAAGTAGAACCATTTGTACTAAACAGTTCTACTTTCCACGTCTTCGTTTCTTCTATTTGTTTTTTAGCTTCTTCAATTTGCGCTTGAAGTTCCCAAATAGCCAGTGGTGTGACGTTTTCCAATTCGATATAATCACCAAGAACAACCTTGTTTTTAGACGGATCACTAAAAGAAGTTGTCTTTTCTATGATTCTTGCAGATAAAGTTATATCCATGTCCAAGTCGACTACTCTTACTGTGTCTCCAAGTGTGACTTGGTGTGGCTCATAGCCTAACATCTCTGCTAGTAATATCACGTCTACCTCATATGTGGATAAAGGATGTTTAACTTTTTCAAGCTCTAGTAGCGCCCAATCTTTTAAAGCTTGCGCGTTTGTTATTGTATCTTTTGTTATGACCCCTTTTAAATATTCTCTGCCATCGTTGTACAGCCAGTTCGCTTCATCATCATAAATATAATTTAAACCATTATTCACTGATTTAATTGTTAAACTATCTTTACCAAGCGGGATAAGAGCAGTGTACATCGTTTTATCAGTTGTGATTCGTTTAAGACCTTGAATGTCTCTTGCGTACTCAAATCGTTTCGCAGTATTGTTGCCTCGCTCTTCAACTAAATCAAATTTATAATTAATGATTTGACCGCCAAAGCTCTCCACGTAAGCATCAATTTCTGCTTTATATTCTGCAATAACTTGTTGTAATCCAGCTTGAGCCGTTATATTGTCTGCAAATTCAATAGTACGTATTTGTCCAACAAATTCTCTCTTACCAATTGACCATCCTGTCTGTTGCAAAATATATTCAAGCGCCATATCAGCTCTTATATCAGTCAGTAATTTATTGGATATAATAGTTGCATTTAAATCATAAATAAATGCATTTTCTGCTGTTGCTTTGATGTATCGTCCTTGCATATTTAACCCGTTTTCAGATTCATAAATACGAAATAATCGTAACTTAGCTTGTTCGTCTTCAAACAAAATATAATTACCTTCGTGAATATGTTCAGCCATTTCATGTTCTGCGGGGATGGTAACAGTGTATGTGTCATCAAAGTTTTCAAGCTTCTCATTTCTCTCATCATCCCAAAAAGGACACGAAAAAGGCATGTCATTAGATAACACGCCTACAGTTGTTCTTTGTCTATTTAGAATTGTTAACATTCTATACCTCTCCTAATATGTCGTCGGTCTGTATTCTATGGACCACTCCGCTCCTTCGCTGAAAGCCACTGGAGTTTGATAGCCACCAAAAAACGAAGGAAATGAACTTCCAATTGCTAAATTTTCCATGAACACTGAACCGTTTTTCATTATGACCCCAGCTTCACAATCAATCATAATCTCATCACCTTTATGGATAATAACCTCTGGATTATTTTTCACATCTGCTTCTGGATTAACTTTTTGTACAACCAAGTCGCAAAAAACAACATCATTGTCTTTGTAAGTTTGATTATTAAAATCTTCTGGAATATCCATTTTGGCCATGTAAATTCCGATGCCTGCTAACTTAGTAGCAAATTTGTTATTTGAGTCTTTCCATTTGTAGGTTCGTTTCCAAGCTTGACTACCTTTGTCGTTCAATTTAACTATTTCCGCAATAAACAACTGTCCACGCTTTTCAATAGATAGATTAAAGTACGCATCTGAAAATTCATTATAGTTATTTCCGACTTCATACGTCGTGTTTATTGTTTTCCAAACTTGCTTAGTCTTTGTTTTACCTTTTTCTGTATACTTCACTGTTTGTTGTACTTTTTTTGAATAAACCACTTTCGTATTCTTTTTCTTAACTACTTTCCCCTCAGTTGCAGCAAAAAGGTATCTATCTTTCGTTGTTCTCCCAATCTCTAGTCCCAAATTCATAGCTCTCCCATTTTGGGCATCTTTAATCATAAATTTACCAATGCGTTTGCTATCTTTGTCTAATAAATACAATTCTATTTTTGTTCTAGCGCGTGGATATTTTTGAGTAATATTTGCCAATCGAGCGGTGACTTTCCAATTGTCTAATTCTGACGTCAACATTCGTTTCATTACAGGACCTCTCCATGATTTGTAAGGCGCGGTTTCTGTTTTTTCACCATAGGAATTTACACGAATGGTGTTTATAGTTTGTTTAAATGAACTTGTTTTCGCAGGCTTACCATTTTCTAGCTCCCAAGTAATATTACTTTGCCCAATACCATCCCACAAAGTCATGTCATTTGCTCTATCGGACAACACGTTCTCATACATTTTCACAGCTGTTTGTCCTGTATCGGGGTCAATATCAGCCCCTAGAAATATATAATCATCATCTGTTGCAAATGATAGACTAGTTAAATCGTCGGTTGCTATCGCATGAATAATTGGACTTGTTGATTGTGAACCCGCCACCTCGATTATAGCCGGGCTTTCTGGTAAACTAATTTCTTGTTGTTCTCCATACCCACGTGGATCACTACATATAAATGTAATGGTTGTTGTATAATTATCTGTCTGTAATTCTGTTAACTCTGCCATTTGGGCAAAATGACCGTAATAAATCCATTCTGGTTCATCATCAAAGATTATTTCGCTTTCAAAACTATTAGTTTGGATGATTAAGTTATTAAGATCGTGTGCTATTTCTACTCGTTCAGTTTCCGATTTCCCCATAAGCGTAATATTAATGTCAAAGCTTCTAGTACCGACGGAATTCCCAAAAAAGTACCCACCAATTTTGGCAGGTACTTCTTGCATATTCTCAGAGATATTGATTGCATTTCTTTTAATACTATTAACAACTGCTGGAATGTCGTTACTATGAATTCCGGCATACGTAAATCCTATTTTTGCCACGTTGTTCTAACCCCCTGTACTCGGTCTTTACGACTTATACGATTGTTCTGCGTTTTTGTAATTACAGCTTCTACCAACTTCCCAACTTTATCGACATCCAGATACACATCGCTATTTTTTTGAAGTAGTTGCATTAAAATCTGGTTCTGTTGTTGAAGCAGTAATACCATTTCAGAGTTGTCAGGACTATTGACAACAACACTTCCTCCATCGTTTATTCCAATGATTTCTTTTGTTTTTTTGATTAATTGAACTGCTCGATTTTTCCGAGTAAGCGGTATGACTACTTCCGGCTTATTGTTCTCAGCAACTTCTATCATTTCATTTTTGTTTACAAAACCACCATTAGCAAATCGACGATGCCCTCGTGGTCCCCAACCTCGTTTACCATAAGGTAAATCGTTTCTCCACGATGAGTTGTTGAAGAAAGCTAGTAACTGGTCATAACCAGAAAATATATTGTTATGCCCTTTCATTCTATACGCATTGAATGTTTGTGGGATATATTGAAGCAATCCTTTAGCTGGATTACCTGATAGTGTATTAACATCCACAACAGCAGATGACTGAGTAATCTTTTCATTCCCGCCAGATTCACGATGAATTTGTGCAATGATACCTTTTAATTCTCCTCCGGATAAATCAACTTTCATTGCAAGAGCAGCCTTTTTAATTACACTAGACCAAGCAGAAGCACCTTTCCCAGCCGGTCCTGCCACTGGCGCCGTTTCTTTAAAACCAGACAGCATTTTTTCTAGAGGTGAACCGATACTGTTTTTCAAATAGTTCAGCACATCGGAACCTAAATTTCCATCGTTCCCCATTTTCACGCCTGCAGATAAACCACCAAAAAGTTTATTTAAATTTTTGATAGGATGCGCTGCCCAATCGAATGCTTTTTTAGAAAAATCAACTACTTTCCCAGCTACAGCTTTTGTTCCATCCCATGCGTCACTTAAAAAATCATTAATGGATGAATTCCCATTCGCAAAGCCAGGCAATGTTTTACCAAGTCCGCCTTGCATGACTTTTTTCGAATCTGCATGATTCAAAATTTTAGTACCTGGTGCAACATGTGTAATTTCTGCGCCATTTGCACCTAAAATTTGTGCTTGAGCTTGACGCTTATTGTAGGCAATTTCAAAACCTTCTTCACCAGCCATGATTTGTCCAGATGCATTGTTAGAACCTGTATAATCCATTGCAAGTTGACTACCATACGACGTTCTTTTTTTGCTAGATGATTTTGAAGTTTTAGTGTTATTGTTGTAACCTGCTGGTTTCCATGGCTCGATGGTAGGTAAACTAAAGAATTTTAATACTTTATTTATTCCACCTGTGACAGAGTTAATTACTTTAGCTAAACCTGCTTTGAAGTTATCCCATTTGGACAAAGACTCTCCAGTTTCCCAATCTACTTGTTTCAGGTGACCAGAGGCTTGTTTTTTTGCTTGATCAACAACGCCATTATGCATTTTTTTTGCTTCACTTACTGATTTGTTTTTTTGGCTTTTTGCTTTTTTTACAATATCATCATGTTGCTTTTTCGTAATAGTTCCATTTACATAGTATTCTTTATCAGCTGCAGCAACTACATCCTTATATTTCTTGTTAGCTTCTTTTACTGCTCCATCTTTTGCTCTCTTCGATTCGCTAACCACTTTCGAAGCTTGTTCTGTACTTAATTTTCCACTACTGTCTTTCAGTTTTCCTAAAATTAATTTTTGCTCTTTTGCAGACTTACTCAAAGAACTAACCACAGCAGTTTCTTGTTTTTTAGATATTGCTTGAATTTGATTACTATATATTTGATTACTAGTTTTACGTTGATTTGCAGCATTACGTTTGATGCTCGTAATTTGCTGTTCCTCCGAAGCAGTTAAAACTCTACCTTCCTTTGCGGCTTTTGCGTTAATTGCTTTTATGTCTGCTTTCTCTTTCTTTGTAATATTAGCATTTTTAGTAGCCATGTCTTCATTTAGCTTTTGAATTTGTTCGTTGTTTTTCTTCACTTCATCTAATGACAATTTTTGTATTTTTGCTTGCTTCTCTTTAACCGCTTTTATGTCTGCTTCTGATAACATGCTATTCTTTGACAAAGTATTTAAATTCTTATCAGTACTTTTTTTAGTCTTCTCAAAAGATTTCTCGACTAACGCAACCATCCCATTATAATTTTTGCTAATTTTATCAGATGTTGATTTAGTGATTACATCCCCGGACATTTCCAAATACTTTAATTCAGAGATTGCGTTTTGAGACATAGTTTTATATGAGTTTACATTTTTTGCTGTATCTTTACTAATACCTTTTCCGGAAATATCCGTTTTCAAAGGATTAGCAAACACATCTTTTATAGCCGCATATCCTGCTTTCGCCATTTTAATTTGATCGTTAATTTGATTAACTGGATTCAATAGAATAGGATGTTCTTTTGCTGAGAATGAAAGTGCATCCCAAATCAAATCGAATTTAGCTTTATATTCAGGGATTTCCTTCTGTATTTTTTTACCGAATGCCTGCCCAAATTTCGTTCCCGCTATGCCTCCAACTGCCGCACCTATCGCGGTTCCGATTCCAGGGGCAATTGCTGTTCCGATTGCTGCACCAGCTGCGCCTCCCGCTAAACTTCCACCAGCACTACCAGCTTTATCCCCTGCATTTTTTTTATTAATACCAATAAGTTGTGTTGCAGCTAGTGCAGTACCTAAAACAGGGACACCTTTACCTACTTTTCCGGCTGCTCCAATGTACTTACCAATACGTCCACCTTTACTGTACATTGCAATATCTTTTGCATAATCAGCCGATTTAGCAGCTCCTTTTAATCCAGCGCCTTTCTTTCCGCCTAGACCGATTAGATTACCTAAACCATTGATCAAGCCTTTACCTTTTGTACCTTTGCCCACAGTGCTCATTGCGGCACCGTCAGCTCTGGATATTATAGCGTTTTCTGTAGCCGCCACTGAATTTTTTGCTAATGCGGCAGTTAATTTTTTTACATTATTTATTGCAAATGCCGCGCCTTTTGACATTGCACCTAATCCCAACGCAATTGGTCCAAATGAAGCAGCCAACAATCCAGACATAACAATAAACTTTTTAGTGCTTGGAGATAACTTCCCAAATTCTTCAGTCCATTTTGTTAAACTTTTTACTATAGGCGTTACCGCTGGCAGTAACTCGTTTCCTAAAGTAATCCCTAATACTTTTAAACCAGATTGGAATTTTTTAACATTTGCTGCGGCTGTTTCGTTCATTGTCTTTGCCAACTTATGTGTGTATCCATCGGCATTTTTAGTTTCGTTTGTAAGATTTCGTAACGCGTCGGCCCCTTGATTAACTAAAATATTTACTCCGGTCTGCGCTTCTGTTCCAAATGCTTGTGCAATTAGCGCTGTTCTTTGCGAATCAGTTAAATCTTCAGTATTTTTTTTAATTTTATCTAACAAGTCAGGAAGAGTAAGGCTTCCTTTTTGAAAAGCCCTAAACGAAATTCCTAAAGCATCAAAACCTTCTACGTTCTGTTTAGAAGGTTTTAAAAGTCTAGTCAACATTCCACGTAAAGCAGTCCCAGCCTTTTCTCCTTCTATACCATTATTCGACATCAAACCAATTGCAGATGCTGTTTGCTCCAAACTAATATTCAATCCGTGAGCAACAGGTCCAACATATTCCATAGCTGTCCCCATGTCACTGAATCCGGCCGAAGTGGCGTTTGCTACATAAGTTAAGGAATCCGTAACACGTTGTGTGTTTTTCAGTGTTCCTTCTGTAGATTCAACTTTCAATCCATATTGCTCTAGAATTGAGGTACTGTTTTTCATAACTGTATTAAAATCGTCACCAGAAGCTTTTGCAGCATCCAAAATGGAGGGCATTGCTCCAAGAGTTTGCTCATAGGAGTACCCTTTTTTTATGATTTCCTCCATACCGTTATTTATGGAATTTGTGGATACGCCATACTCGACAGCCCATTTCTTGGACGCTTTAGAAAGTCCGCTTAATTGAATTTTGAGTTCTCCTGAAGATAATGTTCCATTATTTAGCAAAGCAGACATCCCTTGTATCTGATTGTTGAATTCAACAGCTGATTTCGTCGCCGCCCCAAAACCTGCAAGAACTGGAGTAGTAACCCCTAAGGTCATTTGTCTACCCACTCTTGTGCTTTTATTACTAATTGATTCCAACTTCTTTTGATACTGATCAAGTTGCTGTGTCATCTTACCGAACGGAGAAGATTTAATTGCTTGTTCTCTTCTTAATTTCTTGAAAGCTTCGGTTGTAGTATCGACTTTACGCTGTAAATTATTATAAGAGGCTGTTTCTTTGTATACAGCCTTTTGAGCATTCGTCAATGACTTAGGCATATCTTGAAGTTCTTTATTCAAGTTGTTATAGGCTTTTTCGTTTGTCTTAACTTCTTTTTCTGCGGCCTTGAGTTCTTTTGTCGTTGCTGTGCCAGAGGTCTGTAGCTGCTCATAACGTTTTTTTGACTCAGTTAACGTTTTATTAGACTCTTTCAACTCTCCATTTAAAGAAGCATTTCGTTTTTCTAAATCTTTAAAATCGTTTTTAGTTTGAGAAACCATTTTGCTTTGAACAGATAACTTTTTATTAAGACCATCTAGCTCTGTTTCATATCGGGATAAAGTTTTTTCTCCCTTTCCAAATGCCGAAAGATTCGCTTTCATTTCGCTGTTCACAGAGCCGAGGGTCCGCTTCAACCCTTTCATTCCCTCGTCCACTCTAGTAGCATCTAGGTCTAGGTTAATCGACAATCCTTGAAGTTTATTCATTATTTACCCCCTTCCTCAATTGACATCTTGATATTGTGATACAAAGTCAACAAGTGAAACTTTGTTGTTTTCTGATTTTGCTTCTTCTTTTTCGATTATCAGACGACATAACTTCTTATACTCTTGATTATCTGTTTCTCGAATTGTCCAGCCATACTCTTTCATGCAGTAACGCCTAATTGCATCGAGATCGGACAAAAACTCGGTAAGCGTTATTACTTTGCTTCCTCATCTCCACCATCTTCATCCTCGTATTCATCTGGTGAAATCTCCCGAAAGACAGACACCAACGTATCGTTTAATTTCTTCGAAGGAATATTTTTTTTAAGAAAATCTATTGTAATGTTTTCATCATCAAATAATTTCACAATAAATTTTAACTGCATTTCCAAAATTGTCGTTTTCTTTGGATCGTCAGAAGTATTGATGTATTCTCTAATTTTTTCTTGTAGTTTCCAATATTCTTCTAATTCAATTACAGATGTATCTTCTCTCTCATATAGCTCTTTCTTTTTTTCTTTTTTATTAAATATTTCTAGTTTAATCACTATTTTCTCCACCTTTTTTATGATTTTGGTCAACAAAAAAGAGTAGGATTTCACCTACTCTTAAAATTTTTTATCCTTCCGGTACTACTGGTGTTTCAACAAAACCAGGAAAAGCCATGCTGTAAATTTTATCTCGGAATTCTTCGCCCACAGCCATCGCGAAAACGTCCCCAGCATCATTATAAACAAATTCACCAGTGAGACTAGTTGCTTCAGGTTCCTTTGGTTTGTCCTCAGATGTGTTTAATTTAACGTCATCTTGTCCATATTTTCCTTTTAATAAAGCAAAGAACACCGGCTCCCCTCGCAACGTTTCACTTTCCATCACGCATGACGCATATGGTGGAGCAGTGTTTTTCCCTACAGTTACAATACCATCTGCATTCTTTTGACGACCTAATAACTTCTGTCCTAATTCAAATGAAAGTTCCATGATACCGATTGTTTGCTTAACATCGCCAGAACCTTTTTTGGAAATGTAGTATGGACCGTTCGAAGCGAAAACTTTAATAGCTTCAGCATCAAGACCAGAAATATCAGCTTCAACCGTACCACCTTTTTTATTCTTACCATTTACTTCTACTTTTTCTGTTACCTTTTCGTCTTTTTCATCATAAATTCCAAAAGTTGCTTTTTCAAATCCGATTGTTGTAATCATTTATTTCACTCCTATTATTTTTTATTGATATAGTTTGTAGGGCAATCCGCTATATTTTCGTGCATCTACAAATCGCCCTGTTTCTGGAAAATATTCATCTAAACCACCAGCGAGTTGTCCAAATCCTATTTGTTTCATTTCTTTTCTAACTTCGTCTTGTATTTTTTTTACTATTAATCTGTCGTTAGATTGCACATCAATTTGTACTAAAAAATCTTCCATCCTGGATTCATTACTGGAAAAATTAGTTGGTATTGGAACATCTAAAGGTATTATTAACAAGAAGGTTTTTGTAGAATCACCTGTGCCTGGAAAATCATAATATTTAATTCTCTCTTCGCAAGTAGTGTGAATGATATCGTTTTTACTTAATGTTGTATATATGACATTCAAAATATCAATCATAGTTTATCACCTATTTTCTTCTGTACAATTGCCCTATAAGCTCTTTCAGATATTCTTAGTGACCTGGCAACACTACCTGTTCCTGCTGGTGTGATTTTTTTACCATTCCTTGTATAACCATATTCGTTGAGATGAATTATTTTGTACCTGTCTTTAGGACCTTTCCAGTCAATCTTTATACTTCTTACCCCTTTGTCATACGAAGGTTTTTCTATATTGATTTCATCAATAGATGCGCCTGTATCTTTAAATTGAACAAATTCACTTTTAAGTGTTTTTGCTACAAGAGTAGCACCTGCAATTAAAGCAGGGTCTACTAATTGCGGCAAGTTTTCTCGTCCAAATAAACTGACTAACTGTCTTTCCAACTCTTCTACTCCAGTAACTTCTACACTCATGTTTGAACCCCCAGAAGTATATTTACAAAGCGATTATTTTGCAAGTCTGGGCTAACATCAATCACATTAAATCTTTTGCCCAAATAACGATAATCTAATATTTCTACATAATGTTTGTTACTAACTGTATACTCACCTTTAGTGTCTCGAATATTAATTGTGACAGCTTCTTTTGTTCCCGTGCCATGTAAAATTTCTAAGTCCTTCATGGATGGTTTATAAACTTCTGCAAAACATTCAAAAAGGGTAATCTTTTCTATTTCACCTGGTTCAGGACCACTTGCCGGCTGATATTCAAAAAAAACAACCGGAGTACGTAAATCCCCGCTCTGAACTTTTTGAGGTTTAAACTGAAACTTCATCAGATTCACCACTTTCAGCTACATAGAGAGAGAAACCTAAGCTAGTTATTTGTGATTGAAAGTTTTCATTGAAGAATTCTATCGAATCATTATACGCGTATCTAGTACGATCAATGACCAATTCTCTTGCCCTAACATGTTCATCTACATTAAACAGCCCGCATTTTTCTTGTAAATCAGCAATAGAAAAAGATAGCAACTCTTTTAAATTGCTATCTTCGCTATTGTGAGAAATATGCATACGCTCTTTAAATTTTTTAAGAAGGTCATCTGATACTTCCATGCACAGCACCTACTTTTTTTTATCTTTTTTTGGTTCATCCAATCGCTTTAAAAAAGAAGTTCCCAAATTGTCAGCGACTTCATCTGCACGTTTTACAGTCAATTCAATTTCAGTTCCTTTTTCATATACTTCTTTGGTATCTTTGTCTTTAAATTTCTTTAATACTTCAAATTTAGCCATTTACAATCACCCTTCCGGAGTTTGTTCTGCTGGCTTGATATTTAATGTCCATACAGCAGAAGCTTTATCGTCTTTCGCTTTACCGTACGCAAATTGTTTTGCAGCATATAAATTAAGGTCTTCAAATGCAAGCGTTTGGTCAAAAGTAGAAATATCCAATGGACCACCAACAAGTGCATCATAACGTTCTGCTACGTAAGAAATAGCTTTCTTTTCTGGAACGAATAATGATTCAATGATATTTAAATTGTATGGTAGCGCAGTCACATAAACACCGTTCGCATTTAAGCTTGTGTATTGTTTCTTAACATCCCATGCATCCGTTGGATTGACTAGTAAAGTAACTTTACCTGCAACGTTTAATGGATGTTTGTTTTCTTTTACAGAGTGATATTTATATACATCTGTTAACTCATTAACCGTCACTTTAGGACTAGCAAATGTCAGTGTTCCAGAAGCAACTTTTTCTGGATATACACCATCGGTTACTGATGTCCCTTTAGCTACTTTTCGATTTAAACCAATCGGTTGAGATTTACCAGTACCAACGATAAACGCACTTTCTAACGCAACTGCAAAAGCTTCTTCAATTTGCGTAACAACAAAGCGTTTTACCCAAACAGGACCAAATTTTTCAAGGTCTTTAGGCACAACAACAAATGCCGTTAGCTTGTTTTGAATAGACTCTTCTTCACTGAATGTCGCATCTAGCTGTCCTTTAATTTCACCAAAAATATTACCCCACACGGCAAGACCGCTTGTTTCGGATTTTAAGAACTTAGTACGCAAACCAGTAGTGCGCATCCCGATGGATGCAAGGAAAGGATGTTCAGTTGTTAAATCTTCAAAGATTTCATCAACAACTGTTTGTGGTAGCAATGTTTCTTCTTTATATCCAACCTCTTTATTAATATCATTGAAGAATTTAATTTCTTCATTCGTGATATTTTTGTCAGTTCGGCTAGCTGAAATATATGCGTCCGCTTCTTGACGTGCTTCTTTCTTAGCTTGTTCCATGATATCAGCTGCCATCGCGTCTACCATTTCCACATATGCTTTATTTTGAATTTCTTGCGTGTCTTCGTTTTTAACAGCATTAACAAAAGCTGTCCGTTTTTCCTCGTAATTCGCGAGGTTGTTTTTTAATTTGATAGTCATAATTTATTTCCTCCTATTTTTGGGTATTAAAAAAGAAACCGTTTGAGTCCATTCACTTCCGACTCTTCCGATTCTTCCGATTCCTTTTCTTGTTCAGCGATATGTTGATTCAAAGTTTTCCCATCAAGTATCACTTCATTTTTTAATTTTGCAATTGTATCTTCTACAATGCTTTGAATTTGTTCCGCCGATACAGATACTTCTAAAATTGATTGTGTACCATTAGTATCTTTCAGCCCCCTTACTTTATCCAATGTAGCTTGTGCTAACATGCCGCCTGTACTTGCTACTAATTTTGGCGTTTCGCTATTTTCTTGAAACATCACACCATCTGCTAATCCTAGCTCTACAGCCTGTTGAGAATTTAGCCATGTTTCTTCTCCCATCATATTTAACAGTTCTTCTAATGTTTTTCCCGTTTTCAGCTGATAAGCATTAGCAATGGATATATTGGCATTTTGAGCAATTTCGGAGGCTTTTTTTAACTCTCTATAATCACCTCTCCCACCATACTGAACATTGTGAATCATCATTTGACCAGTTGGAGAAATTAATACTTCATTTCCAGCCATCGCAATTACAGATGCTGCGCTTGCCGCCATTCCAACAATTTTTACAACTACATTTCCATTGTATGATTTTAATGCTGTATAAATTTCACTACCAGCAAACACATCTCCACCATTGCTATTTATCCAAACTTCAACTTCACCTGACGCATTTGCCAAGGCTTCATTGATATCTTTTGCACACGTAGCTTCCATATCCAGCCAATCATAAATCCATTTGTCATCATTTCCAATAATAGGACCTTTGACTTCAATTTTCGTCATTCATTCTCACCTCCTTCATCTGCTGACTGATAGTTTTTAGTAATTAAATATTTATCTAATTCCGGATTATCTACTCGTTCAGCGCCCAATAATTCTCGAACTTCATTACGATTAAATGAACCAGAGGCAACCAACTTATCTACAGCTTCTGCATTTTCTATAATGTCTTTTTTGTGTATGATTTTGATATGTTCACCCGCTAAAAACTCGTTGGAAGTAAATAATTTAGCGTTTAATTCATCTTCTAGCTTTTTAGTGAGAGGATCAATACAATATTCCATATATGCTTTCATATTATTACTCAAATCTGCCATATCCCCATGTAGCAGAGCAGAGGGAATGCCGAGAATACTAGCTACATAATCAATCATTTCTTTTCGAAGTTTTTTGATCTCATCAAAATTTTGGCTACTATTGACGCTAGACGTTCCAAACTCTTCATAGTTAAAGCCTTCTAGTTGAGGAACAATGGCAATTTCATTGTTATTAAATGCAGCATACAGTTTGTCGATGTAAGTCTGTAATTTTTTTTGTTTTTCATCGTCCGCAATGCCTGCCATTTTGAAGTTAACAGCCCCGCGGATTTGGAAGTTACGCATTTGTGCTCGAATCATGCGACCAAATAACTCACCGTAATCCTCAAACATGCCATCAGTAAATGCAGCTAGTCGCTCATTTCCATATTCCAGAAAAATCACATCATCCATACTAAAATTACGATTATAACGATAATCTTTCACCGTAACCCCTTCAAAAACATCCGGATAAAGCGCGAACTCTTTTCTAACATAACTATCAGCAATTAAAAAATCGTCCGTATCTGAAAGGACGATTAAGCACTCGTTATCATAGATTAATTTATAGATCACTTTTTCCCAGAAAGAACTCGAACTCATATCTGTATTTGGACGAACATTTAATTTATAATACAATCCGTCTCGTACACTGCTTTCTCCACTTTTCAATCTAAAATCAGATTTGGCGATCGTTCGTGCTATATGTTTTACACACGTATTTAAAGCCATTTTCTTCAAATAAACCTTTGTTGTTTTATCTTCTAAAAACTCTAAATCCCACATCCACTCAATTTCTTTGTTCCGTTTAAATATCTCCGAAAGAAATCCCAATATATCACCTCCTAAAACGTAATGGCATTAAGCATATTTAAAACTTCATCTACATCAAGGTCTTCTATTTCATCCGCACGCCATAGAGCATGTACAAATGCTTGAAATCCATCTGTTTTACGCCTATGCTCGTCTTTTTTCAGGTATTCTTTATTACCATCTGGTTTGATTTTCACCGCTACATTGTTCGTATACCAGCGCATCAAAGGGTTATCGCCAAACACAATGCGATGATTTGCGAATAAAGTTTCAATTCGCGGAGCTAGCAAACTATGAGCTGCACGTGGATTTCTAATAATCTCCAGTTCGAATCCTTCTGCTTCAAACAGCGGGCGCATAAGATCCATTCGGAAGTTATCCCCAATGACCTTTTGAATACCGTAATTTTCCCGCATTTCAACAAACCAATTGACCACATGACGAGGGTCGATTGTAGGTTCATCTACAATGGTCAGTAATCCCTGCTTTTCCCATTCTTTGATGGGCGGTTTAAGGTTTGCGATATCCAGATAGCCTTTTCTAGCAAATGAATGTGATTTCCAAATATAATCATCGCCCACACGGAACAGCAATCCAACAGCCGCGAAGTCCTTAACGCTTGCATAGTCAAATGCACCAATACAAGCTCGGTTTTGGAGTTCTGGCATTTCTCGGTTAGTTGCGAGAATATCTTCCCACGGTGCTACTACCTTTTCCAAGTCTACTTCTGGAAGGTTCATTCGTTTAGTCATGAATGCTTCTCTGCCGCTTGGATTATTCGTTAATGCTTCATATTGTTTTCTAACTTTATTTAGTAAGCGTTTAGAACGAGGACTTAATGGCTTTTCAAAAGCAGGATTTGCTTTTTCCCACATAGCTTCATTCTTGACTTCTGCCGGATCGTCTAGCTTACAAATAAAAGGAAACATGCGATCGTTAAGATTTTCGCCGCTTAAAATTGCTTTACTGCGTTCTTCCAACTTGTCATAAAACCCCGCTCTCACAAATCCATTAGTGCCAATAAAAAATTCTCTGGGATTTGCGACTTTGCCAAGTCCTCCAGAGAATACATCAATTATTTGTCTATCTTCATATTCATGTGTTTCATCATAAATAACACAGCCTTCACGACCACCATCTTTAGTTTTTGCATTTGACGTTTGAAATTTAAAAACACTGTTGGTTCCTTTGCCAATAATCTGTGCTTTCCACGCGTCAAAGCTGCCTTCCAATTTAGGATTTCCGTCTATTGTATTAAATACTTCTTTGAAACTAACTTTCGCTTGATCTTCGGAATTCGCCACTACCGAAACATCGTAATTGTTAATCCCATGTAGCGGACTTATAAAATAATTAGATAATGTACTTATAAACCCGTTCTTACCACCACCGCGACCGAGGGTTATAAAGAACTCTTCATAAAAAAGTTCATCATCTTCTTTAAAATATAAAAAAATAAATGGTGCAATAAACTTTTCCCAGTTGTCCAAAGGGAAGTACCATTTTTCACTAAAAGCAATATAATTTTCTATTTGCGTCTCATCAAAATATATATCATCTCTACTAAGAACATGTTCTTGCAAGTGATTTATCAAGTCTACACGTTCTTTATTGAGTAGTATTTTCCCGCTTTCGTACGACTGTATATAGTTATCGACATGTTTATTTGATATCATATCAAGTCACTACCATCTTGTTTATCATTTTCGCCTTTGAATATAAAAGAACGCTCAATAGATAATAATGAAGTATTAATTCGATTTTTTTCTTGTATTGCTGGATTAGTTTTCGTGAATTTTTGCGAGCCGTTTTCAGTGACAACGACTGCTCCATCCATTTCAATGCTTTTATCTAACTCATAATATATGCGTATTAAATTAATATAGCGATTGACTTTTTCAAGCTCTTTCTGACTAGTAGTATCAATCTTAGATAACAATTCTTTTTCTAACTTCTTTATGTTATATTCCACTTCAAGCCCTCCCTCCTTCATGAGACTTTTTAATATTTCTGCGGAGAAGACCCCCACACCGTTCCCCAGAGCCAAATTAAAGAGCAAACCTTTGACCCGGGGGGTGTCACCATCGTTCATCATTCACCCATTTATTTATTTTCCTTCTAAATTGAAAGCGATTATGTTTTTTGTTATGACACTTTATACACAGAGTAGTGAGATTATCTATATCAAGCGCAAGTTCAGGATGATGTTCTAAATCCTTGATATGGTCCACATCGAGTCTTTTATGCTTGTCTGGATCATGATAATCAGTAAACACCTTGCCTTGCCTCTTACACTCTTGACATTCATAGTTATCACGCTTTAATACTTCTTTACGTATGCTTACCCATGCCTTTGATTTGTAGAATGTATGACGTTCTGCTTGTGTTAGCATTAGTACCTAGTCTCTTCACTATTCATTTCTGCAATCTTAGCCAGATTACTTTCAGTAGATAATGAATCTCCAACATTTATACATAGTCTTGAACCTTCATTGTCTACATCAATATATACAATGTCTAAGTTTAATCTTTCGGTTGGTTTAGTTTCAAGGTATGAATCTGTTACCCATAACAACCTAAGTGATTCTAAGGCTTGATGTGGCAATTGTCCGTAGTCATCACCTTCATACTCTATAATAGGAACATCACCTTTGTTTGGTATACGAATGCTTAAATAGTCTTGTCTATTATTTGTAGAGCCGCTTGCCAATGATTTCATCACTATCACCTCAATCATTTAAAAAGCCCAGCACGCAACGTACTGGACTTCATTGTTCTATGTATCCGTAGTTATGAGACCTGAATACTTCTACGGTAGTATTCGTCAATACTTTGTATTTCATCCAGTCGAATCCGGAATGAATTTCCGTCACTAGACACAGGACCCGTTCCACATTGTCAAGAGGTGTGTGCGGTTTAATATATACTCGGCAACATAGCAACCTCCCGCTATGTCATCATAAGATTATAGATGCTCAGTTCCGTCTAACAGTTCATGTTCCATTGCTTCGATTTCATTATCTGAAGCAACACCTTTAATCGCTGATATGTGAGACATCTTATTTGTTCTTGAGTAATAAGACGGAATGAACCCATTATGTTTGTTTCTTAGTTCTTGACGTTCTTTATATAATGCTTTAATAGAAGGAACAAGACGTCTAATATTTTGTTCAATAAATCTAGTTGGTATTCTAATAATTTCCCAACCGTGTTCAGATTTATTCAAAGTATTAAGGATAAACACATCTCGTTCTGAATCTTTACCAATCCTAAAACGATGGTGCCCTCCATCAATCTCTAATACAACCTTCATGTCTGGCAAAATAAAATCTACTCGTTTGCGCCCTATTCTTTGTTGTGTTTTTACTTTAATCTGACTTCTTAACAATTCGATACAAGCCATTACTTCATGGGCAGAATCAAACTTGCTACTGTCATTTCTATAAAATTGGGCTACTGTGTTATATGGGTCAAGGTATTCATCCATTTTCATACTACAGCATTCTTGCATTTCTATAAGATGTATTGCTCTTTCAAGTGTTGCTTCGATTTTGTGCGCAATATATTCTTTTTTCTTTTCTTCTATTTTTTTTCGATACTTATGTTGGCATTCAACGCATAAGTTTCTACCGCCAGACAAATCTCTGAAATGTACGGAAGCTTCCTGCGAAATATATTGCTCGCATTCCCAACACCTAACTAAATTCATATAGTCCCCTCGACTTTCATTTTTAATAGGCCCTGCCTATAATACTATAATAAACTTATTTTATTGTTCAAAACGGGCATAAAACGGGCAATATATTTTAATATCCCAACCTTTCAGCTATTGAAAGAATGATTGTTTTATTTCTTCTTCTAGCTGTACTCTCGTCCATATTCAACTTACTAGCAATCCATACCCACGTCGGTTTGCTTCTGTCCCAGTATCTAAACTGAATCAATTGTTTATCCTCGTCGTTCAATCTATTAAGCACAGACTCAATTGCATTTATAATATTCTTTAATCTACTTATCTCTTTATCCATTTGCAGTAACATCACACGATCTTCCACTTCATTACTAATATTCCCTGCACTGCCACCACCTTGGTTCTCGTCAATGTATTCTCTATGCCAAGCGCCCAGTGTTACATTAACTTCCTTTTCCATCAATTCTTTTTTAGTAGAATGATAAAATCTTAATTCATCTTCAATAAGTTTATATTGTGCTTTACGTAATCGCTTTGACATTTAATCACTCTCCTAATAAAATTCTATCTCACACGTTTTGCCTAGTCTTTGTTCAATTAGTTTTTTCAGTTCTTCCTTGTTGACATGCGCCGTGTAATACTCTTCATTTTGATTTCCAAATATCGTTGTGAAGTTAGTAAACTTTTTTAGAAATTCCTTAGCATCTTTTTCGTATTTATCATTTTCAAACATTTTTAACCTTTCATATTTATCTAAACTGATATTTACATATTCCTCCATTGTCAACCAGCCCCATTTTTTTTATATTTTAGCAATACTTGTAAAGGCGAAGAGTCACTTGTCATTTACGACTCCCATTCATATCCTCAACCATGACAAGAGAAATGATTAATAGTAAATTAAACTCTGCTTCTGCGAGACTAAAAAAGCCAAAAGCACGCAATAACACGGTAATGAAAATCATAGAAAAATAAAATGAACTTAATGTTTTAAACATTCAATCACTCTCCATCCATTCAATCAAATCATTCAAATAGAATTGCGCTTTCTTTAAATCCTCAATGCCATTCTTGTGCTCGTATCTTGAAACATATTTAAGTATGTTTCCTACAGCATATGACGGATAATCCTTTACTTTTGCTTTAATGTAGTCAAGTGTTTCAATACCGCCTGCTGTGTAATGTGATGGGTTGTTTACGTTGTCAGTATTTTGTTTTTTCATAGATACTCCATTGGATGCAAATGCTTTCATGGCATTTGCGGTGTTCTCAAACCACTTTGAAACTTCGTCTTGTTTCACTTTGTATTTTTCGATTGGTGTGTTGGGGTGTAAATATTTAGCATAAGAAAGACTCCCACAACTTGCTCCTTCTTCCTCTATATGCACAACAGTATTTTGCTTATTCCGTTCCCAAAGCTCCGAGTCATATGACGGAATAACCTCTCCGAAAAACCAGCTATACCCTTCATTTTTCAATTTTCCCAACAATGCATCAAAATCTTCTTGTGTTTCTGTGTGATATATTTTCATTCGTTTTTCCTCCTTGTTTAATTGTGTACTCGGCGAATTATGTGATTTAGATAAGTGCGGCATTGGGGCAAACAATATCACCAACAAAACTCCAAAAAACACTCCAGGTATAAAAGCAATACTACCTGCTACCATTATCATATTTCCTATCTGCTTGATTTCCACATATAACAAGAAATCTTTTCATCAATGTCATCCCTTCATTTTCCGCCGACTATACCGTTACAAAACCCATTTTGTAACACGTAACCACTCAAATCCCTTCTGACAGAACGTGGTTACAGGTTACAAAAAAAGCGGCGAAAAAGTTTTTATTTTTGTACTCTTTTCTTAAATATAAATAAATATATATACTTTTTATTAATAAAAAAATGTAACTTGTAACTTTTACGTGTCTAGCTACTGACACTATGCGATTTTTGGAAGTTACGTTTTTCGCTCTGGGTTACATATTTTTTGTAACCATTGTCAGAATATTTCCTAATAAATACACAATTAACACCTCTGATAAACCCGTGCAGTCTTTCCATTGATTTTGACAGGTTTTGTCTCTAAATTCATCACATCTTTAATCGTCGCTCTTCATTTTTTACCCCTCCTCTACTTTTTTATAAATATCAAAAGGTTCTATTTCTTTTTCCAGCGCATTATGCTTCACATAGATAACGGCATACTCTTTTAACGCCTCAATAATATCAAAATCTATTTCGTCCTTTAGTTGTTCTAAAAGCCAATCTGGAAAATCAACATTCATATACTCCCGAACATCGCATTTACTGTTTGTAATATCTCTTAGCTTCATTTTACCCCTCCTCCACAATTCGCACGGCTTCTGCAGCACTTCTTGCTACTCCACAAATAGCTGGCGTTATTTCCATCGCTTGTTGAAAGTTTTTCTGTTCTTGTCGTAACTTCCCTATCTCATTTTTCACTTCAATAAAAAACATTTTTCCATCTGTTCCGCGAAATCCGAATAAATCTGGAAAACCTTTCGGTAATCCTGTATCAAAAATTCGTCCATTTGGTAATTTCACTTTGCCAACATTGGCACGGAAAACGTAATGCCCATGGCGGGAAAGTTCTAAACGTATAGAATTCTGTATATCCATTTCTGCTGTCATGGAATTTCTCCTTCCTCAAAAATACGAACATATGTTATGTGTTGATTAAAAATAGCTAAATTATTAGCTAAAACAGTGCAGGTCAGTGCAAGTTTAGTGCAAGTTGGTTCAAACCTGCACTGTCCCAAATCCATTGCTATTACTTACTTTATTAATACTTTTTTTATTAATAGTGCAAGTTAGTAGTAAAATAAGAAAAGTTTCCTAGGAAAAATTTTTATAGAGAAGTTTATGGATTTTGGCGCAAACCTGCACTGTCAACTAACTAAAACCGTCAAACTCGTTCTGCTGCAATACATTCCACACAGTGCAAGTTTAGATGAACCTGCACTGCTAATAACTTGTTGAAAAGAATGGTTTGTTCATAGGATTGTATTCTTTATTCAAAGTTATGCATTTATATGCAGTTTGTCCGTTACTCCTCTTCTTCTCAAACTTCAATCCCATTTCCTTACCAAATTTCGTGCTGCTCATTAAATACTGTCCATTGTCTCTCGCCCACTCTCTATATGTTTCGTAGAGAGTTTTAGCATTGATCTGTTTGTTCTCGCCTGTTTCGCAACAGTCTTCAATAAATGCAGTAATAACATCCATTTCTGACTTGTATTCGGAGCTTGCTTTTTCTACTGCTTTCGGCATTCCTAATCCTTCTCGTTGCCATTTAAGAAATCCTTCAACTGCCCAATTCAATATACCAGTGAGTTCGCTTCGAAGTTTATACTTTAACTGCTTGTCTACCTTTTCATCTGGTATCTTCACGGTAAACGGTACTAAGTGCAATCTTCGCCATATCCCATCGTCTCTCCCTCTGATGATCGGTTTGTGGTTGGTCGCCATCCATATTTTGAATTCTGGTGTAAATTCGAACTCGTCTTTATATAAGTGCCGTGCAGTGACCTTATCGCCACCTGTAAGCTGTTTAACCAATCCTTCATCTAAACGCACACCTTCATTTGGTTCGGTTGTTGTAACGAACCTAGCGCCATGTAAACGGGCAATATCACTATTTGCATTACTAGATTGCTGTTTGACCATGATTGTTTGTGGCTGGATGTTTGTTGCATAGGAGCCAAAAATATCGTTGATAATATCGAGAAAAACAGATTTCCCATTTCGCCCATTGCCGAAAAGGATAAACATGACTTGTTCTGATGTAGAACCTGACAATGAATAACCGACAGCTTTTTGAATATAATTGATTAACTCTTTATCACCAGCAAAAATATCCTTTAAAAACGCTTGCCAAAGTGGCGCATCAATTTTATCTGTATATTCGATGTTGCTAATTTTTGTAAACATTTTTTGCCTGTCATGATTGATAAGTTCTCCATTTTGCAAATTGATATATCCGTTTTGTGTGTTCAAAAAATATTTGTAGCGATCGAATTCATCAGGCAAAACTGGCATTAAATGTTGTGCTTCTTTTAACATATTCGTTTTACCTTTGTTGCTTCTTGTTGCTTTTAAATGTTTCATAAATGCTTTTTCTGCATCTGATTCATTTTCCATGTAAGCAAACTCACTTTTCATATCTTTAATTACTTCATCAGCAAGTGTTTTTACAGCGCCTATGTTGTCATATTTCCAAACTTTCGAATCGTAGAAATAGAATCCTTTGTTAATGTATGAAAAACGAACAATGTCATGAAATTTATCACGGAAACGTTCTGCATTTCCAGTATCATCTAAACCATATACTTTTCGAGCAGTTCGATTCTGATTTTTCACAGTGATCGAGTAACCTTCTAAATCACTTCCTGGTTGATAAACCTCTGACGTATTGGCAATCGCTTTATTAATAACCATTTCTCCATATAATTGCGCTCCACGTTTTTGGTCCCATTTTGTTCGATACAAACCACTTGAACGGAAAATTTCGTCCATTTTTTCTGCATTACATCCTGTCCAAAATGCCAGCATATTTGCAAAAGCTAAGTCTGCTTCGGATTGTGAGGGATATAATCCATCCCATAATCCGTCGTAAAGTGTTTTAAATTGTGCGCCTTGTTTACTTCGTTCAGCACGTTGAATAATATCACTTACAGGCAAATCAACTGTAGATTGTAAATTATTTATTTGTCTTACTTCATTAGTCCCAATGTATTTCGTATGCAAATATTGTATTGCAGATGTCGCTTCATTGACTTGTCTGTAGTTATCAATTACTTGACCTGTCATAACAAAAAAACGACCATCTGGGTACATTTCGATATTTCCTTTACGACGTCCACCTTCTGGGAAGTTTCCTTTTGCGATAATATGAATTCCTGTTCCGCTCACACTGTACTCGGTATAGCTTGAGAGTGTTTGAATAAATTCAGCAGCTAGGTTTTCTGTGTTTCCGTATAAATAATCTTGAATGTCGTCTTGAATATCATCTATATCAACGCCAAAATACGGTGCTTTAAAATAAAATCCTAATCCATCAAATTGATATTTGTTGAGAGAAGTAAGGGCAGTTTCAAAGTCTGCCCAAGTTCGCTCATCCACACTATTTCCATAGGAACCATCATTTGCGTTCATTGGAATCTTTTTATTTTTGCCGCGCTCTTCATCCCAAACAAGTTGAAAAGCGCACCATTGTTTTAAGTTTTTTAATTCGTCCGGAATTTGTTCATACACGTTTGTGCGCTCCTCTCATTGCTTAGAACGGTAGATTACTCTCGTTTATTTCTGGCATAGGTTCAGCTTCTTTCTTTTTAAATACATGTTGTAATGGTCCGGTAATTTTACTTTCAGCCCATGCTTTCACATTTAAATTTTTATAAATTTGACCATTATGCTCAGACTCTTCATTTTTCACAGTAACTTGGCACGTCTTAGTTAACAGGTCTTTTAATAATTCATCCAATGTATTATAATCTTTGCCGTTAGGTAATTGGATTGCTTTAGCGATTGTATTTAATGCCGTTCGACTATATTCATTTGTTGCTTTTGCTTTCCATACTCGGTGAAAAATATGCGCATTCTGGAATTTTTGATTTACATCATTACGGATAATTAAATCAATATTAATGAACTCCGCTCCGTTTTTTGTCGCATCTTCATTTGCGTTGTATAAAACCACCTCATACGTACCATTTTCTACTCCATTTGTGAAAACATCATTATGATCTACTTTAAACATTTTTAAATTCCTTCTTTCGTTTTTATTTGATAAATCCTCTTGCTTTTCCTTGATGGAATGCCCATCCTCTTTTATAATTGTGTTCTTTTGCATATTCATATAATTCTTTCATGTTCGTACATTCGCTTGGACTACTATAATTTACTTTAAAAACTGCTTCTGTTACTTCTTGTAGCTCCACTGCATCGTCTATCTGTATTGGCTTTGCTTCCACTTTAAACTCATGCCCGCAATGCTCACATTGCTTATTGCTGGATAAGACTGTCATAAAGCAATCGGGACATATTTTCACTGGCGCTTCTGCTTTCTTGCTATTACTTCCTTTTTTCGGTTCTAACGTCCATGTGCGTTCCATATCCGGTAGTCCGAACCGACTTACATTGCCTACATGATCAATGATGATGGACGTTTTTTCTGGACGGTAACGCATGCCCCGCATAGATTGCTGAATGTAGAGAGACAAAGACTGTGTCGGGCGTAACATAATCACAGTAGAACAGTCTGGCACATCGAATCCTTCGCCAATCAAATCTAAGTTACATAGCACTTTAATCTCGCCATTTCGAAACTGTTGGATAATGTGATCGCGTTCCGCCTTTGGTGTTTTGCCATCAATATGTGCTGCAGTGATACCCACTTGTTCAAAACTAGCTGCCATTTTTTGGCTTTGATAGAGAGAAGAAGCGTAAAGAATAGCTTGCTGTCCGTCGGCTAATTTTTGATAATGCTTGATCACGTCTCCCCATACTTTTCGTTGATTGAACTGATCGTCTAATTGTGTGATGTCATATTCCCCGGTTCGTTTGATGTCTAAGTTACTTGTTTGAATAACTTCCGGTGCAAAATACTTATAAGGTGATAAGAAGCTATTTTCAATCAACCATTTGGCATCGACTTTCTCGATCAACGTATCATTTATATCGCCTAATCCTCCGCCATTAATTCGGACAGGTGTTGCCGTAAATCCGATAACTCGTGCCTCATGAAAGTATTCAATGATTTTTTTGTAGCTGTTCGCTAAGATGTGATGGCTTTCATCAATGACTATTAATTCTGGTTGAGGTGTGTGATCTAACCGTCTAACAATGGTCTGAACCATTCCTAAAGTGACGTGTTTCATATCAACCCCACTCACTTCGAGTGTATTTTGAATCTGATCAATCAATTCTTTCCTGTGTACCAGGAATAAAACATGATTTTTATTTTCTGTGGTTCGCCTAATAATCTCTGCTAAAATAACCGATTTGCCTGAACCTAACCACAGGGCGAAACAACTAACGGACGTTTACACCCTCTAATAAAAGCCTCCCTTACTTCGTTGATTGTATCGATTTGATAATCTCTAAGCTTCAGCATCAACATCACCGATTTTGAATAGGTCTTCTTGCAGCGCGAATTCTCGATTGTCTAACTGATTTTTGGCAAAGTTACCGTTGTTTTCAGATAGTAAAAACCCTCGTTGTCCTGTTTCCGGATTACGAATCAATCTAGCTACTACTGGCACGATCCCCATAATATGATTAACCACTTTATCTCGAATATCGGGTAAAAACTGGTTATATAGTTGACCGCTCTCCATTTGAATTTGGCGTGTTGTTTCCCATGCTGTGTAGACAACGTTTGTATCCGGCAAACTATTAAAGATAGAAATCATATCGATTAAATGCGTATCGAATTTCCCATAATGTTGCAACTCTGGTTGACCCGATTTTGTGTTTCGGCCATTAAACATCAGCCACAATTTTTGATAATGGCTTAAATTATCAATTACTACATTGTCATATTCCTCTGCATGTGCCTTCGCATATCCATAAAAATCAGCCATATCTTGTACGGGATTTCGAGGATCTAATGTCGCAATCATGATATTAGGTAATCCACTTAATACTTTCGACGTACCATCACAATCCAACATTAATGTTTTTCCTTCTAAATACTTAATCGTCGTTGTTTTCCCTGCTCCCGGTTTTGCATAGATCATGATGTTAAAAAAATCTGACCGTTTCATTTCTTCTGATTTAATAAATTCCAATGAAATCCCTCCTTATTTTATTTGTAGTCTTTCCGTTTGAACCAAAACGGCTCCTGGTACATCAATGCCTTTTTTCAAATCATCTTTTAACTTAGCCTTATCCAGCTTCTTAGGTTGTTCAACTAAATAATTAATTAACTTCCTCTCATCTTCTACAAGTACACTGTGAGGGTTTTTCCGAATATCTAATGTAAATAGATTCGTTTTTATTTTTTGCTTATTAGCAACTAGCATAGCATCATGTAGTGATTGTTTCAGTCGCTTCACATTATTGTTAATCGTGTTTTCTCGTTCTGATAAACGTTTAATTTCTACATCTAAAATAAGTGATTGCCCTTCTAATTCTTTAATAACAAACGCAACATTTTCTGCTTTTGTTTCTAATTCATCTTCAATGCTTTCAAGGGTATCTTTTAATGCCTCCGGATCTAATTGCTCAGCTAAATTTAATAACTGTTGATACTTTTCTTGAATGGAATAAAGTGTTGTCATATTAATCATCTCCTTTCAAAAATGCTGTTGCTGTTATTTTGCCTTTTGATGCAGAATACCACTTCACATTGTTTCTTTCGTCAAATTGTGGCTTATTTACATTAGATACAAACATCTTAGCTTTATCTGTATCTGCATTATATATACTAAAACTTACTGAGTCTGATTGTTCATATAGCTCATTTACTAATTGACTATTCCTATTTTCTTTCATTTTCTTGACTTGAGTTGCTGGTATGTTAAAGGATGAAAATCCGTCTTCATCTTCAACAGTAAGCAGACCATTGTTGTTAATCAGAACATGAAACTGCTCTCCGTCTACACATAATTCAGCTACCCCTGCCCTATCCTGCACTTCTACTTTATCGCCCGGTTGAATACTCATTTTAATCCCTCCACTTCATTTTTATAATCCCACATATCTTGCGATAATTTATCCAACCCAATCGCGAAACGTTCGAGATCTTTAGGCGTTTTGATGATTGATTTACATAATTCTTTGCTTTTTCTGTGAAGTAAACTGTTAGCTTCGTTGATGATTATTTGTTCTGTCATTTTTCACCTCCAATTGCATATTCGTGTTCCTCCTATTTATAAAACATCTGATGACCGCATCTCGGTTGATAGTCGTTTTCGCGAAGTGAGTCAACGAAATTACACATCACAGCAATACTATCGAAATCAGTGAAATTTATGGCGTCGGTTATATCTTTAGTCCAACTTGCTACAGGTGATAAATTACCAACAAGCGGCACGACAGCTCGTAGATATTCGTCACAATCCCTCTTGACCTTTGTTATGATATACACCTGTTTGCGGTCTTCTAACCTAGTATTAACACCCAAAGTTATGTCTATTAAACCGCACATACGCAAAGCATGATTCTTGTTAGTGAAATATTTGGCAAGGGCAGAGTTAGTTGTTTCTGTAATTTCGACGTGCTCGTCGCCGATACCTACACTTCTGACCATGACACGTTGATTGTATTTATTCATGTATACGATACGTTTATTAAAACTCATTTTTCTTCATCCTCCAAACTCCTTCCACAAACTGGACAGTAATTGATATTCCTAGCTGTTAAACCGTAGTAGCTGAAAACTCCTAAGTTGCCATCGCTGTCTAGTCTAACGACACCTGTTTCTTTATATTCTTCATCAAAACTCAGCAAAGACTCGTTATTCATCATAGAGTCATCCTTGCAATACTCACACATTATTTCGCCACCTCTCTCTTTCTTGCTTTCACAAGTGCGGTAGCAGTTCCTCCAGATAGATAGTTCCAATCAGAAGAGGAATACGTACTGAAATGGACTTCGATAATCTCGTGTGTTTTGGAAAGCTCGTTTAATTGGTCGTCTATGTTTACGTATTTCGTTTGAGACTCACTGTATCCCACAAATTCAAACCATTCCTCGTTCATTCCGCCACCCAACGTTCTTTATAGACATCATCTACTTTTTCTAATTGACCCGAATACACTAAAATGACTTTTATCCAATCAAGACTATTCCAAATTTCCTCTGGTCTACTCGTGTCGTCATGAGGATGGATCCTTTCACTCATTTCTTCTATTGCTTCATAATAATCAAAACTTTTAACATATGGTCTATCATCTTTAGGACCTGAAAGCAAATCACGTTGTTTAGGACTATAAATGTAATCAATACTTACTTCGCAGGAACAGCCTGCTGTCCAAACGCTAGTCCCCTTATCGTCAAAGTTATCCGTCATCGTAACAACTGGTAAATCAGGGTTTTCGATAATTAAATCTGCCAATTTTTTCATTTCTGCTTTTTGTTGTTCGTTTAATTTCTTCATTCCGACACCTCTTTCATCAATTCGCAATCAAGCAAATTTTCATCTTCAATTAATTTTATATGTGCATCTGGTCGATACATAGGGTTAAACTCAGCTATTCGTATCGCCTCTTCCTCGTTCTCAGCTTCAACTTCGTACACTTCTTGAGATAAATATGTGATTTTATACTTCACTTCGCCACCTCTTTCAAACATTTTAATATTTTAAGTAGTAACACTCTTACAGATCGTTTTAAACGCCTTGACTGAAAGGAATATGTTTCATGTTGTCGGTACTTCATTCCTCCGCCTCTTTCCGAAGTACGTATTGTACAAGCCCACCCATCTGCTCAATATTATCTCCCACATAAGTAGCTGTCAGGATTTTCCATCCGTCATCAAGAAGCTTAATAAGTTCTTCTCCTTTATCTGCAAGAAAACCTACCTGAACTATTTTATGTTTCATTCCGCCACCTCCAAAAGTTCAATCTTTTCCATCGTACAGGTAAAGTCCTAATTGCTCCGCGTCAATACTAGGTAAATCATATATTGATTGAAGCAATTTAATTTTGCTTTCTCTGCAAAGACCATATCCATATTTTTGATATTTATAGCTGCGATTGAAAGTTGATATAGGGAAAGGAATAGCGTTATCAAGGACTAACTTTTTCGTTTGAAGATGCTCAAAATAGTCTTCATGGTACATAACTTCAAACTGCGCTAGATAATCATCTTCATCAGCTTTTCCATAGTCAGTATAATATGCAAATTTTGTAATCGTAAAATCAAAATCATCTATTATTTGTTCTGGAGTTCCAAAGACACTTTTAATTAGTTCGATTCTAATCTTGTCTTTTATAGAGTATATTGCCCATACGTTTTTGTTATTATATGACTTGCTCCAATTGTCGGGTTCCTTTTTTATTAAATCCAAAAAATGTTCTTTAGCTTCAATAAAATCTTCCTGTTTTATAAAAAATATATCAATATCTTTTACCGGCTCGTTGTTAAAGATGTTTTTGAAACACCCTCCTGCCGCAAAACCTTTATGACCAACCAAAAACTTGTCTAAAAAGAACAATTGTCTAAAATTATAAATATCAGTAGTCTTCATCTACTCCGCCTCCTGTAAGATAAAATCAATAACACGATAATACTTAGCTTTTAACTTTTCATTATCTTTATGCGTATTTTCAATAGATGTCTTTAGTTCTTCTAAAGTTCCTTGAAAACAACCTGTAGTCCAGATTTCCAGCTCTTTGATATACGTGATTTGATTGTTTTTTCTCGTAGTATTAATTTGTACAGCTATTACAGTTAGACTGACAACATCCCGCCAATTAATCCAATTTAAATTTGCATAACTTAAATTTGCACCATTTAAATCTGCATAACTTAAATCTGCATAACTTAAATTTGCACCTCTTAAATCTGCACCATTTAAATCTGCACCATTTAAATCTGCATAACTTAAATTTGCACCTCTTAAATCTGCAAGTCTTAAATTTGCAAATCTTAAATTTGTGTTTTTTAAGTCTGCATTACTTAAATCCGCTCTATCGCCACCTTCGTTGAACAGCCATTTCCCATGATTCTCTAATATGATGTCTAACTCTTCTTGTTTCATTCCGTTCCCTCCAATAATTCCGGATTTTCGTGTATGTTGCCGTAAAACTCAATCTCTCTCATGCTTCACCCTCCGCTTCCTTAACAGGTTCCCTAAGTAACCAATATGCTTCACCTTTATCCATTGCTTTTATTTCTTTTTCTGTGAATCTAGTTTTAAGCTCAGCAATTTGACCCCTACTATTTAAAAACTGCATTCCGTCATTTCGTACATTGAGATAGCCAGATATCCCTTGAATAAGTTGTACATAATAAAGCGGTTCTTTTTCGACTTCGTAGCCGTCAAGCCATGCGCGTGCAAATTTGTTGTATCTGTCTTCTCCCTCTTCTAGCCAGTCGCTCACCGTGTAGTTCATGCTCTCCCAGCTTTTGTCCATCGCAATGTATAACTAACTGATCTCCGTTTGCCTTTTTCTGCTCAATCCAATCAGCTACGCATTGTGGAACTACTACCAACTCCGGTTCTTCAACTTTTACTACAGCTTTATCTGAAAATAACAAATCTACCGGAGAATCGCTTTGCTTAATAGCCAATATTTGCGTTTCGGGAAAAACTCCATTTATTTCTCCTACGCTTTTCTTATTTCTGTAAATAAATTCTACTCTGTCTCCTACTTTGAAATTCATGTTTGTTCCTCCGCCGCCGAATAAAGTTGTTTTAAAATATTATTTACAATATTTTTCTCTCTAGAATTCACTTCTTGTATTAACTCTGTTGCATCGTACGTGTTCTTTTCTAAAAAATAAGAATAGGTTGCATTTCTAACAACATCGCTGAGTTTTAAAGCATATTCTAAGTCATAAGGATGTAGACTTAAATTAGCTCTTTTCAAACATCCTTTTACATTTTCTACAGTTTTCTCTTTTGTATCAAAATAATCGTTGTGACTTTCTAGTATTAGCAGAAGTCCTTCATCGTGTTTTTTTGTCATGCTTGTTCCTCCTTCTTCACGCTTTGCCAAGGTTTAGACCATAAATCACAGATTCAAAACCATCATTTTCATGTATAATAAAATCATTCCCATCTGGTATTTCTACTATTGTTAACTTAGAATAAATTGGATTTGCTGCTTCACCAAAAATCTCAACAGTTCTTATCAAGTCTAAATCAGCTCTATTTGCCCCATCGAAGTCTAAGTCAATGTGCTCAAGAAAATCCCAGTTTTCTTCTAAACTTAGTTCCATTTTTGGCAACTCGTTTTTAAGATACCAAACACATTCAAATACATTAGACTTTTTATAACTTTTATCTATTTTCTTAAAGTGAAAAGTATCGTCCTTGCTCTCTGCTAAATAAGAGTGAACATCAATTCCTTTTACTTCGCAAAGATATAAATATGCTACATGTGATAATTCAAATCCACCAAAACATTTATTTAGAATAATTTTCATTTTTTCGCATCCTCCTTGAAAAGTCTTTGCTTAAGCCCTAGCACATACTTTCGTTCTACCGTCTCGCGTAAATTCAGATTAGCTCTATACTTAATTTCGTTAAACGTCATGTTTGTAACTGGTTTTGCGTGATCATAAATCGTTAAAGTTTTGTCTTTGAACATAGCAGGATTTCGCAAAATAAATTTATACATTTTTGTAATGTGATTATAGTGTCGAATTTCTGTCGGTTTCCCACCAAGCCTTGACACGTGCCAATAATATTTCCCCAAGAAATTTCATCCTTTCTAATCAACTCTAATTACTCTTAACCCCTTATCAGTCGTCCTCTTTTGATACGTAGGCGTAGCATAAAACAAAATCGTTTCACGCTTCACTTTCTGAAACTCCGCTAGTTCGTCTACTGTGCCGATTATTAGTACTTCGTCTGCTTTATAAAGTGCGTATTCTGTCATGTTCTCACTCCTAAATCTCACTTGATGCTTTAAAATAACAACTCTCATGCACAGCTTCAACTTGACCAGCATATTCATATGTTATTGTTTCTCTGCCCAAAATCTTTTCTCCGCAGATATGACATTTCATAAAGTAATACTCTTTCTGTTCTTTGTTATTCGGATAACTTATGTCTTCCGGTTCGTTATTCACGCCTGCACCTCTCTTTATCACTCATAATTCTTAATCTCTTCTAGCTTTTCAATCAGTTGTTCATGTGTTAAATTTCTAAGAACATCGTTTGTTACAGATGTGCTGTATTCCAGCTCCCAATTTTTGTCATTTATAAATTGAATAACCGCAAGTTCGACGCCAGGACCCATAAATTCTTTTATTACGCTAGCACCATAATCGTTATCAAATTTATAAATAGTTTGTTGAATTCCGAATTGGTCATTTTCTGCTTGCTCTAAAATGTGCTCGTTAATGTATTCTTTATACTCATTTGCAATTGTTTTCATGTGTGAACCTCATTCCTCAGTGTCGAAATCCATCGTCCCAGTAATCATCAACTATCATCGGATTTTCTACATTCATTCTCTATCACTCCTTGCAAGAAGCATTAATAGTAGTATCAAAGCAACAATCATTATTAATTCAGCCATTTAATATCAATCCGCCAATACTTACTAAAAACGCGATTAACACGGTCAAAGCTAAACAAAACAATGTGTATCTGTCTGATTTTTCAATATATTCATTTTCGTTTTCATCAATACTTACTAGTCCGAAAAATCGTAATAACTTCATTTAAAAACCTCATTTCAAGAATATTTTAATCCACGCCGCTACAATATATGTGACTGATAATAATGCTCCGATTTGGAAACAAAACAGAAATACTAGTAGCTTACTTTCATGTTCACTTATGAATTTCTTCATTCTCATTTCTCCGTTTCTATGTTATAATTAATTTAAATATTATTTCGTAACTCACAGTTTTAGTAAGCTCTAACTTACTATTTATAGCTGTGGGTTTTTCTTTTACCAATGCCGCTCAATCGAATTCGCGAATCTATGCTTGTACTTGGGTCTTTTCTTATATTTAATTTGATGATCTAAATGCCTTGATTGAAGTTCAACTAGCAAATATTTTCCAACCGATTTTGGAACGTAATTTGGGTCGTATTTTCGTATTTCAGCAAGTAGTATTTCGACTTCATCAATCATTTTCAGACCTCCTTATATACAAATTTTTTAATCAGCCAATCATTTGCTTTTACTGCATCGAATGCCCACGCTTCACGTTGATTCTTTGTAGCCCAGTTACTAAATTCTGCAAGCTCTGGAAAGTCTTTAATGTTATCTAACCACCATCCATAACTTCGTGGACTAGCTTGCGCAAAATCTTCTAACGTCCATACACCGTACAGGAAATTCACATGCCTGTTTTTATTTTTCACAGGACGACCCATTTTCTTATTCTCCTTTCTATTTTAATCAACATCTATTTCTAAAATTTCCGCAATTTCTTTTCTAACTTTCGATGCGTCTCTTTTGCCGTTTATGATATCTGATAAATAAGGATTGCTAATACCTAACATTTTTGCTAAATCAGATTGTTTCATATTTATTGCTTTTAGTTTTGCGTATACTGCAACCGCAAAACGCTGATGTTCTACTGACATGTTTTTGCTCCTTTCTTGTTTTGGTTTTCACGTGATATAATTATTTTTGATTGGAGGTGATTGCAGATGACTTTTTATGATTTTTTAATAACTTATTACCTTAGCGAAAATAGTCCTTTAGGCGATCTAGCTCATGATGTTCAACTAGATGGTAATTTCCCAACAGAAAGCAAAAGCGAAGATGAAATCAGGGATTATTTTTCTAATATTGGTACTCCTGGCTTCCAAGAGGCTTTAGATGAGGCGTTAAATTATTTTAGAAGACTATGACAATTCTTTTAACTTTGCTTAGGTCAATTTCCGGTGCTCCATACTTAGCTTTAATTTCATAATTTTTGTAAAGACCGACTTCAATTTGTTGAATGTTGGTTTTTTTTCTTTTTAAATATCTTTTGTTCACCTCTCCATCACTCCTTTCTATAATTTGTTTAATAATCTTATATGCTGCGCTCTCATTGATTAACAGTGGACTATTTTATCAGGATCTGTAAATTACAACTATCAATGAAATTATCGAAACTATAAGCGAACTACGTGTCAATACGAATGTTATGAAATCGTACCATTCTTCAATCTCTTCATTTGAGGGATATGGTCTTTTATTAAAGTTTGGTCTTTTAGGTATTTTCATTACATCATTCTCCTTTCTATCTTATTAGCTAATTATTTAGCGTAATGTTGACAAAAAGAACTCTATAGAGTACTATATAAACATAGCTAAACAAGCCTTATCAAAAGCCATTAATCGTTGGGGAACGAATTTTATATGGGGTTATTTGTTATCTTGTTTAGCTAAATAATTAGCTTATGAACATAGTATAGTACTCTTTAGAATAATAGTCAAGCGTTTTTTTATTCTTTTTCGTACTTTCATATGTTTCTTTGGAGGGAATATTGACATGACTACGTTTGAAAGGGTAAAAGTGTTAGCAGAAAAACAAAAAATATCTCTCAAAGAACTGGCATTAAAATTGAACATGGGAGAAAATGCTATTTACTCATGGAAAGTAAAAACACCTGGCGCTGACAAATTAAAAGCAGTAGCAGACTACTTCAACGTCTCTACCGATTATCTTTTAGGGCGTACTGACAATCCGCAAATTGACTCCGACATCCCGCCGGAAGCAGTAACTTTGGCGGCGCATATTGATCCATCCGCAACAGAAGAAGATATGAAAAAAATTCTTGAATATATTGATTTCATTCAACAAAAATATAAATAAGAAATGAGATGGATTTATGTGGTTAGATAAATACAGAGAGCGATATCCTGAACTAACTATCATTGAAGACAAAAATATGCAGGAAGTTCACAAAGGATTATATTATAATAGTAGAATATTCGTAAATCCTCGACAAAGTGATATTGAAATGCGTTGCACTTTAGCGGAGGAAATTGGACATCATAAATTGAGTGTTGGTAATATTGTTAATCAAAATACAGTTAATGATAGAAAACAAGAAAAACTTGCGAGAAATTGGGGTTATGAATCACTTATCCCTTTGCGTAAAATTATTGATGCTTATTATGAAGGATTCACTGATTACTACGAAGTTGCGGATTTTTTAGAAGTTACAGAAGAATTTTTAAAACATTCTATAGAATATTATAAAAGTAAATATGGTAACACTGTTGAGTGTAACGGATATGTTATCATTTTTAGAAGTAGTATACAGATTATTGCTTGTTAGGTATTTACACAAATGTGTTTATATAAAAATTTAATAAAGGGAGAATTGGGATGAAAAAATTATTATTGTTAGCAGGTTTATTAATTGTTTTTAGTTTTGGCCTAACAGCATGTGGAAATTCAGCTTATAACGAAAAAGAGGAAAGTAATGAAGAAAGCACTTCTACTCCAAATGAATCCGAGGATTTGGCCGAGGAAGCTCCAGCTGAAGATAACTATACAGATGAATCTTCGGAAACTGATGAAACAGGGTCTTTGAGTATTGGAGATGCAGAATCATTTAGTAATGAAGACGATGAAACCTCGGTGGATGTGATAATAAAAGATGCACAAAAGGTCACTCCTACTGCTGAAGATGAAAGCACCGGTAAATACTTTATTAAAGCCATAGTTGAATTTAAAAATACTGGAACAGAACCTTATACTGCTAACGCGGCAGAATTCTCAATATATGATGGAAACGATGAAAAAGGAGAAGTTTCTTCCAAAGATTTCATGCTAGAAGAAGTTGCACCTGGAAAATCCTATACCGGAAATGTATTTTTTGATGTGAAAAACGACGGACCATACGAAATTCATTTATATGATTCCTCATGGACATGGACCGGAGAACATAATTAAAAAAGGAGACTTGAAATGAGAAAGGGTTTTTTAATAGTTAATTTGTTACTCGCATTTGGCTTCGTGTTGGCTGCTTGTGGCAATGATGACGTAAAACAAAAGAACACAAATGAAACTGAAGAAAGCGAACAGACTAATGATTTGGTCAGTACAAAAAACTATACTATCAATGAGATTAATGAAAATGAAGAAACACAAGGCAAACACTTAGAGGTTGTTGTAAAAGATAAAATCTCAAAAAAACAATCTGACGAAATAGTTAATAAAGTAATTGACAAATACAAAAGCAAAGTAGATGCACTTTATGTAAACATGCATTACACTGAGGGCGCCTACTCAGCTATATTAAATGCCCGTCACTCTTACAATAAAAATGGGGTCAAAATAACAGGATTAAAAGAAGATAAGGCTGAAATTGAAATGAACAAAAATTTCAATAAAGATAGATAACACAAAAAAACGCCCTCCCCGCAAGAGATAAGCGTTTTCAAACACACACATAGGAGTATGCAAATATATTTTAACATAGTTTGCTGTACCCTTCAAAAGAACATACGTTCCAAATCAAAGAGGTGGTGCTATTAATGAAAATTAAAAAGTTAAAAAATGGAAAATACGCCGTTCGTTTGCGCATCAAAGTCGACGGTGAATGGAAAGAAAAGCGTTTGACAGATACAAGTGAAACAAACTTAATGTATAAAGCGTCTAAATTATTAAAACAAGCTGAACATGATAGTAATTCACTAAAAGAATGGAATTTCAAAGAATTCTATTCGCTATTTATGAAAACTTTCAAAGAAAATAAAAGTAGTCAATCAACAATTAACTTGTATGACTTAGCTTATAATCAGTTCGTTAATTATTTCGACGAAAAAATAAAGTTAAATTCAATTGACGCTGTTAAATATCAGCAATTTATTAATCATTTAGCATTAGATTACGCTGTCGCTACTGTAGACACCCGGCACCGCAAAATTAGAGCGATTTTTAATAAAGCTGTCCATTTAGGCTACATGAAGAAAAACCCAGCCATAGGCGCTCATATAAGCGGACATGATGTGGCAAAAACAAAAGCACAATTTATGGAAACCGACAAGGTTCATTTACTATTAGAAGAACTTGCAAATTTTCATTCGATATCAAGAACAGTTATATTTTTAGCGGTACAAACAGGAATGCGTTTCGAAGAAATTATTGCACTAACAAAGAAAGACATCAATTTCACTAAACGTTCTATATCAGTGAACAAAGCGTGGGATTATAAGTACACTAATACATTCATTGATACCAAGACAAAAAAATCACGTGTGATTTATATTGATAACTCTACTGTTCAATATTTACAGTCTTATCTTACATGGCATACTGATTATATGAAAGAACATGATATACAGAATCCGTTGATGTTATTATTCATCACTTACCACAATAAGCCCATTGACAACGCGTCATGTAATAAAGCTTTGAAGAAGATATGTAATACAATTAATTCTGAACCAGTGACATTACACAAGCTACGACATACGCACACAGGCTTATGTGTAGAAGCTGGCATGGATATTATATATGTAGCTGATAGACTTGGTCATGATGATATTAATACAACCTTGAAATACTATAGTCATCTAAGTTCTAATTTGCGTCAATATAATCAGTCCAAAGTAGATGCTTTTTTCACACTAAAAACAGATGAAAATACCACAAATTTTGCCACAAATACCACAAAAATGCCGGAATAA